TTAGCACAAACGACTTGACAGTCAACTATGCCAACAACGCAATCAACGCTGCCGCAGCCAATGGTGGTGGTATTGAAGTTGGTCCAATTGGTAGTCCGTACATCACTTGGTTGTATAACAGCACCGCTAACGTTTGGACAAGCAGCCTTGGTATTAGTGCTGTTGGTAATATCACCGGTGGCAACCTGTCAGGCACCAGTATTGTGGGTACATTGACCACAGCCGCTCAAACTAATATTACTTCAGTTGGTACATTGGGCAGTTTGGCAGTTACAGGCAATACCACAAGTGGCAACTTTGTTGGCACACTTAATGGATCAGGTGCAAACGTTACGTCAATTAGTGCTACCAATATCAGTTCAGGCACATTGGCTCAAGCAAGACTTGCTAATGCCAGTGTAACATTGGGCAGCACAGCATTAACTTTAGGTAGCACAGTAACTACAGTAGCTGGATTGACTAGTGTTACTAGTACAACATTCGTTGGTGCATTAACAGGTGCAGCAACAAGTGCTACCACAGCAGGCACCGTAACAACCGCGGCACAGGGCAACATCACATCAGTTGGTACATTGTCATCACTAAGTGTCACTGGCAACGTCAATGCTGGCAATGTGATTGCTACACACTTTGGATCAGGTGCTGCTTTGTCAAGTATCACAGGCGCCAACGTAACAGGTACAGTGCCAAGTGCTACTAGTGCTACTAGTGCTACATCAGCCACAACTGCTGGTACAGTGACCACAGCGGCACAGGGCAACATCACATCAGTTGGTACATTGACTGCATTGAGTGTCACTGGCAACGTCAATGCTGGCAATGTGATTGCTACACACTTTGGATCAGGTGCTGCTTTGTCAAGCATTACTGGTGCCAATGTAACAGGTACTGTACCAAGTGCAACCAGTGCAACCAGTGCTACATCGGCCACTACCGCAGGAACCGTGACCACAGCAGCACAAGGCAACATCACATCAGTTGGTACATTGACATCACTCAGTGTCAGTGGCAACGTGACAGCTGGCAACGTGATTGCTACACTCAACGGTAGTGGCGCCAACGTTAGTTCAATCAGTGCTACCAACATTAGTTCTGGCACACTGGCACAAGCAAGATTGGCAAATGCAGCAGTTACATTGGGTAGTACAGCGTTGACATTGGGCGCCACAGTGACTACTGTTGCTGGCTTAGCCAGTGTTACTAGTACATCATTTGTTGGTGCGCTAACTGGTGCGGCATCTAGTGCAACCACAGCGGGTACTGTGACCACAGCGGCACAAGGCAACATTACTTCAGTTGGTACACTGACTGCATTGACAGTGAGTGGCGCAATCACAGTTAACTCTGGGGCAGCCGTCACAGCCATTGTTAACGGTGCATCAACTGGCGTAGGCAACATTGGTAGCTCAGGCACAACGTTCAATACAGTGTTTGCCAAAGCAACCACAGCACAGTACGCTGACTTGGCAGAGAAGTACACAGCAGATGCTGAGTATGCTCCTGGTACAGTGCTGTCGTTTGGTGGCAGTGCTGAAGTTACTGTGAGCACAGACGGCGATCACCGAGTAGCTGGTGTAGTGTCTACCAATCCTGGATTTGTCATGAATGAAGGATTGGAATCAGAACACGTTGCTATAGTGGCGTTTACAGGTCGTGTTCCGACTCGTGTAACAGGCACAGTACGCAAAGGTGACTTGATGGTATCTGCTGGTAACGGGTTGGCTCGCGCCGAAACAGCTCCAGCACCGGGTACAATCATTGGCAAGGCCCTAGAAAACTTTGATGGTGCCGAAGGCACAATCGAAGTTGTGGTTGGACGTTTCTAATAGGTAGCAATACCTTGAACTAAAGAAAGGATCTTCGGATCCTTTCTTTTTGACTAAATATTGTCTAACAATGAGACATATATGGGATTAACTAGACTTCGTGCTTCGCAAATTTCTGATATTGACTACAAACAAGCAGTTCGCGCAGTCACCACCACCAATGTCACTCTAAATGGCAGCGCACCAGCTGTAGTGGATGGTGTCTCTCTGTCTCTCAATAATCGTGTTTTGGTTGCTGCACAGACCGATGCCAGCCAAAATGGCATCTACACTGTGACAACAACAGGCTCGGGCAGCGACGGAACCTGGGCAAGATCCGCTGACACCAATGCCACTGGTGAGTTATTGTCCGGTACTATTGTCATGGTCACCGAAGGCACAACCTATGCAGACACACAATGGAAATTGATTACCAATGACCCAATTACAATTGGTGTAACTGCATTGACATTTGTTCAAAACTACACAACTGGGGCAATATCAGCAGGCACCAGTAATGTAGTAGTAATCAACAATGCCGATGTTGTGATAAGTTCAGCGGGCACTGCCAATGTGCTGACAGTGTCCAATGTAGGTATTGTGGTTGTTGGTACCACAAGTGTGACCGGCAATATTCAAGGCGGCAATCTAAGAACTGCTGGGTTGATATCAGCTACAGGCAACATTCAAAGTGGTAACTTGCGTACAACTGGGCTAGTATCAGCAACAGGTTCTATAACAGGTGCAGCCATCACTGGCACAAGTTTGACAGTAACCACAGGTAACATCACTGCTGGTAACCTGATACTGAGTGGTGCTATTGTTGATAGTGCCCAACTAGACATTCAAACCACAGCAGCCAATGCCAACATTGTGCTTACACCTCATGGCACTGGTAATGTTAATATTGTACGCATGAGAGCCACTGGTGACATTACATCTACCAGCAACATAGCAGCATTGAACTTTAATTCAACGTCAGCTGACTTGGCAGAAATGTATTCAGCAGATGCTGCATATGCTCCTGGTACAGTGGTGGTGTTTGGCGGATTGGAAGAAGTCACAATAAATGATCGTGACCACGACACTGCTGTTGCTGGTGTAGTGTCAACTGCTCCAAGTTACTTGATGAATTCAGCACAGCCAGGTGAGTTTGTGCTGCCCATAGCCCTGACTGGGCGTGTGCCTTGTCAAGTGCAAGGTCCGGTAACTAAAGGAACTGTACTGGTTTCTGGCACAGTACCTGGCACCGCAACAGCAATTGTTGTATCAAAATTTAAACCCGGCTGTGTGCTGGGTAAGTCATTGGAAACTATCAGTACCAATGATATAAAAACGATTGAAATTGCAGTGGGGCGTTTATGATCACAGAAAAATACAGAACAGATTACGAAGGCGAATTTGTAATCACCGAAAGTCGATGGAGCGGTGGTAAAAAGACTCAGAATAGAGAATGGGTTGCTAACCCTATCCACAACCAACACATCAGTGGTCGCGCTGCCTGCATTGGCAGCGGTATAAACAAAGACAAATTTGATCACACCAGACTACAGCATCACAAAGGCGGCCTGCTGAGTTCAAAAAAATTACAGACCTATGGAACCGGCACAATTGCCAAAGAGATGAGACTGGACTTTGCAGTGGAGAACAACAAAGACATTCTTCGAGATCTAGTTGATTCTGGGTATTCAACTGACAATATTGTATATGCTACCACACGTAATTGCCTGTTGAATCCCGGTGAGTTTTATCTAATTCCCTATGGAACACTGATGGCAATCGAAGCGTTGACAGTATGGATGGCAGCATTCGACGGACACAAAGAAGTATATCTGTTGGGCTATTGCAACGACACCATTGGTTCGGCCAGTGAATGGCATGATCATGTGAACCAGGTGTTTCGGGCGTACCCGTCAACTCGATTTGTTTTGGTTGGTGAAGAAACCAACACTTCTCGCGAATGGCGTAAAAACGCTAATGTTGCTTGTTTATCGTTTCGAGACTTTGTAACTCACTGCGACGTTTGAACTGTGTGTTCCACGGTGGCCATCTTGCCACGCACAGCATCAAAGTTCACAGTTGACCAAAGTCCAGGATGCATGGGTCTAGGCCATGTGCCGCTGTCAATCCATGCCCACCCAATGTGTTCGTTGTTTAGCACTGGAACAAATTCACTGGCCACACTGCAAAAAAACGTGTGATAGGCAAATCCGCCATCGCTGCTGGTGAATTTTTCTATGGGAATCAGTCTTAGGTAGTCGGGCATATGCCCCAGTTCTTCCTGACACTCGCGAACCATAGCTTCCATCAAAGTTTCGCCTGTTTCAAATTTGCCGCCCGGCAAGCCCCACGACCCCGGGTGACGTGTATCGTTGCGCAGCAGATAAAGATAGCGTTGAGTGCTCACGCTATAAAACCACACACCCACAGCATTTACAGTACTATTCTCCATTGTCCTCCGGGATACAGTCCCTGATAGCTTTTGACCCATGTTATTCCAGTCCATCGATATTGAATACCAGTGGTAATATTGGTGACATATTGAATGTTGTTGGGACTAGATGTGTTTTCAAACACCACTTGCCAACGATCGTCTGAATATTCAATGATGTCGTTGCGACGGGCAATCAACGGCTGCCCATCAACACCTTGCCATGCCGCAGCATATCCGCTGTCGCTGCCAGTATCTTCAGTCAACAAATAACGTTGACCAGTGACTGGTGCCGGTAATCCATCATTGGGTCCACTGCGAAGTGGGTCAATCACTGATCTCACCGGCGACAAGGTATTTTGCGGCACAGTGTCTTCATCTATAGTATACAGCATAAATCGATCGTCGGAGGGATCGTATGCTATGGTTCCGGCAACTTCAGTACCGTCAGGTTGCTCTAAAAAGATTTGACTTATGCCCGGGCGCAGAACACCGTATGCTCCGATCACAGCAGTCCATAGCACATTGCTTGGCGGTGAATCGGGCGGTGCTAGATTGGTATTGGGTTCGTCTATCACTGCATTGTATCGTAACGCCTGTAACTTATTACCAATCAACAGGGTTTGATAATCCCACGGCGTGATCACTCTGCGTGTGCCAGTCAGCAGGTCGTTGTTCAACACTGCATTGGCTGCATCTCCTTGAGAGTTGTGTATGTTAGAAATGATACGCTCAACCACTCCGAGTTTTTTAACTTTGGCTGGTGAACTGATCCAAATTGGCAGGGTAAAAGTCATGGTGCAAATGTCAATTGGATCTTCTGTGCCTACCGGAACAGAACGGCTAGACCATTGGGTTGATTCCAGTTCTACCACACTCAGGCTGGTCCAGTCGATGTAATTGTCTGTGCTTTGTATTTCCAACGCTGGATTAAACAACACCACAATCTGCTCCAACAACTGCATCTTTTGGTTGGTGTTGCTGGTCCACAGATCCAGTTTGAGTGTGAGTTTGTAAGGCACAGGCATCAGTCGCTCAATTGTGAACGCATTGCCTTGTGTGGTTTCGTAAGTGTCTGTGGTATCGTCGTAGGTACGTTGGCGCACAGAAATGTTGCTCACATAGTAAGGTTCTTGCATTCTAGGACGATCGTAATCAAATCCAGAAATATAAAAACTCATCATTGGCACTGATGTCATGAAACTGGCAGAGTTGTTCTGCATGATATTTTGTACTTGCCGGCTGGAATCACCATATCTAATAGGCACACGCACTAGTGTGTGTGCGGTGCCTTCTTCGTTGCGCCCGTATTCTACCTGAAAGTTGGAAAAGATTCTTGTGAACTGTAGCAAGAAGCGACGGATTTGTTCGTCATAAAAGAACATTGGGTTTGCTGCTGAATTCTCTGTTGTCATTTTTATTAACCGCCGTTGTCTGCATTGGGTTTAAGTATGTCGCTCAAACTTTGGCGACTTGGTATAGCACCACGATCGTTAGTCTGCACTGTGTTTCTATTGTTTACAAAACTGGCTCTCTGCGAAGCAGCAGGTCCTTCGGATTCAAACACTGGCTTGATACGCACACTGTCCTCAATCTTGATCCAGGTAGTGCCGTTGAATCTAAACAAGCGATTTGGAAAATAGTCCAGGCGCAAGGCATAGTCGCCAGCGGCAGGTGATGCTGGAAAACTAACACCGTGTGTGACCGGCAGCCCATTTGGCGCAATACCGTCGCCGGTCAAGTAACCAATGGTGTAGCCATCTGAACGCGGAGTAGTTCCTTCGCCACCTTGAGTGCCGTCCACAGTGGGCGGTGTTTCGTCCGCAGTAAGACCCGAGTCTGCTGGCTGTCCGTCTTCTGTGGTGGGCAGGATATAAAATTTTACAGTGTCGTAGCCGGTCAACGGCACTTCAATATCGGCCTGTGCCAAAATAGCATCATTGATTTCTAAATCTTTGGTGCGTGTGGAAGTTTTGCCGGCTATGGTATCCGGAGTCTTTTCAGTCCAATATGCGGTGTTGGTGATGTCTGTGCCAGGCGGTACAGGGCCTGTGGCAGTGTAATACTTGTCGCCGTTGTTGACTATGGTTCCTGCAGGATAAAAGTTTCCAGGATCCCAAATGTTGTTGGGCTCGAACGGCTGTTTGGTAATGCTGTTGTATTCTTGAGCATTGACCATGGGAGTGGCTTTGACCCGCCATAGGTGCGGCAACCAGGTTTGACTAAATCCTTCTGATGCAAACGCTGCATCTTGAATCACGTACCACCGCGGCAAGGCCTTGGCCAAGTTTTTATCTAAAGGATGATAGTCTTTGAGATTGGGAATTTCAATCACATCGCCGGCCATGAGTTTACGCCCAATGGTGTCAATCATATCGTTGTAATGAAATGTGATAAACAAGGTATCGTTGTTTAGGAATAAGCCAAATTGTGTGAGATCAAAGTCAATATCAGCCACACGGTACACACCGCGTTGAACATAGATGTTGGGATCATACTGCCGATCCCGGTTTTCCAGCAACAGTAGATCTTCAATGAACAAGGGATTTTGGGTGTCGTATACCGGCAATGTGGTATCGGCATCACCAGGATCGCCAGTGGCCGGACCCATGTATTTGTGGATGTAAATATCCAGCCCACCAACAGTGTACATTTCTGCAATGGTTCGATCTAGAAATTTGTAGTCCGCAGTGCGGTTAGGGCGATATAGGCTAAGTCTTGGCATACGTTATTTATGGTGCTGGTTGACTGAATAATTCCAAACTGCTATAATTAGGGCTTAACAACAACTGGAGCCACCATGTTAACAGATGCACAAAGCGCACAAATTAATAATACTGAAGTATACACTTTAGATTATGAGGCAGAGGCCCTGCAAAGCTACGAGGACACTGGCGAGGACCTAATGGACGAGCTGGAAGTTCGTGCCACTAATGTTATTTTGGAACAGACAAAGTGGGATGCTCGCGAGGACTTGGGCGGCATTACAGTTTACTTCCGAGATAATACTTTAGTAGCATTCTACGATTACGAGCAGTTCCGCGGCACTGTGTTCTAAAAACAACATTTTATAGCGGGATTGACATAAAACTCAATCTCTGCTATAATACATGCTTGTTCAATACAGGAGCAAATATGAAAGCCGCTAACTTTTTAACAAAGTACACAGGCCCAAAAGGCAAGGGTTTTATACAGCCCTATGACAAAGTAAAAGCCACAGAAAAATGGGTGGAGTATGCACTGGATATTGTGGACATGAGCCGCATTATAATGACAGTGGACTTTAACACTAAGTGGAAATTAGCAGAAGCTCTGGAAGTAGCAGAACGCAAAAAGGCCTGGATGTACAAGCACAAAAATTTTGACGTCAAACGTGCCGCTAAACTTTTTGACGCTGTAAAACACTTGCCCAAAACTAAGTAAGGATTAATATGATTGCAACCAAACCTGTCAAACCGCTAAACCCACGCAGTGCAGATACCAATGCCATGGGCATGGAACCCACGTGGAAAACACAGCCTGTTGACAATCGCACCAGTGCCCTTAGCCATGCGTTCTCCTGGTACAATTACTTTTACGGCAAAAAAGACGCTCGTGAAATGATCGTAAACTATTTGGAAACACATGGTCGCAAGGCAGACGTGCGTACTCTTAAATGCATTCCGGACAGCTCAATCCGTTTGACCACAGGTTGGCTGTGTCGTATGAGCATAGTTGGACTAGAACTCACTGAGTCAGAACAGTCCAAACTAGACAGCCTGCTGGCTGAAATTTTGGAAGCCAAACAAGACGAAGTAGTGGAAGAAGTGGCAGTGGTTGAAGATGCAGTGCCAAAGATCACAATCCAAGACCGCCTACGTGAAAAGGTACGTGAATGTGCAGGTGAGATGGAAGGCATGTTTGACGAGTTTATCACAAGCGGTGCCAAGTTAAATGCTGACTACAAGCCAGTGTCGTTGATGCGTTCGATGAACATTGCTCCGCAAATGGTCAATGACATCAAACAGATCTGGCAACGAAAGCTGGCAGAATTTGAGCAAGCAGTGGATGGTAAAACACCAGATCTAGTCCAGGGCTATGGATTTCTTTCCAAAATACAGTTACGGAATTGTGTAAAGTTCTGTGAACTGGTAATCTCTGACTGCGGTACGTATCAGCAGATTAAAAAGGTTGAACGCAAACCACGTGCAGTCAAAGCAATGCCGCCAGAGAAACGTGCCGCAAAGTTCAAATGTATCACAGAATTTGCCGAACTCAAGCTCAAAGGCCTGCCGGCCGCAAGTCTGGTGGACAAGGCCGAAGCCTGGTTGTATGACACCAAGAAGCGCAAGTTGATCCATCTTGTGGCTGACAGCCTGGTCCAGTCATTTACTATAAAGTCAAACTCTGTTATTGGTTACAGTACAGTAGAAAGTCAGCAAAAAACTCTGCGCAAGCCCGCAGATGTACTCAAACTGATGAGTGCCGCAGGCAAGCCGGCAGCCAGAAGGATCTACAAGGATCTAACCACAACAGAAACCGCGTTTAACGGACGTGGCACAGAGAACTTGATCATCCTTAAAAGCTGGTAAATAACATGGAACGGAGTTCCATACTATGGCCATTGAAGAACAATCAAGTCTAAACACGCTAAAACAAAATCTCATTGAATATGTGCAGTTACAACTGGCCGCGCAGATCATTGATATTGAATTAGATGCAGAGCATTACGAAGCTGCCTATCAGCGAACCATTGGTGTGTATAGACAACGTGCTCAAGGTGCGTACGAAGAAAGCTATACTTTCATGGAACTGGTCAAAGATGTAAACATCTACACCTTGCCCCAGGAAACCATACAGGTTCGTCAGATTTTCCGTAGAACGTTTGGCGATGCGGCTGGCCCTTTTTCGTCAAACTTTGATCCGTTTAGCCAGGCCAGTGTCAACGTTTATCTAATGAACTTCAACGTGGCTGGCGGATTAGCCACTTACGACTTCTACAGTCAGTATGTTGAACTGGCCGCACGTATGTTTGGCGGCTATATGAACTTTACCTGGAATCCAGTTACTAAGAAATTGCAAATTATTCGTGACCCAAAAGGCACTGGTGAAAACGTGCTGTTATGGACTTACAATTTAAAACCCGAATTCAACCTGCTGAGTGACTTTCAAATCTCACAATGGATCCGTGACTACATGGTGGCCAACTGCAAGATGATCATTGGTGAAGCCCGTGAGAAGTTTGGCACCATTGCCGGTCCACAAGGCGGCGGAACCTTAAACGGCGCTGCCATGAAAACCGAAGCACAGGCACAGATGGACAAGCTACTGGATGATCTTAAAAACTACGTGGATGGAAGTCAGCCACTCAGCTGGGTAATCGGCTAATATAAAGATTGCATACGTGTCAATGTTGTGTTATAATAACACATGGCACATTTAATGATCGATCTTGAAGGACTAGCAACTGGTCCTGATACCTGCATACTGACCATTGCGGCCCAGACATTTGATCCTTTTGGATCGGGCTATTATGACCAGCATTACTATGCTAGAGTTACTTTGGAAAGTCAGGAAAACCGTGCCATAGACGATGGCACAATTGCGTGGTGGGCCAAGCAGCCTGCACATGCCAGAGAAGAAGCATTTGGCGAACAAGATCGTATTCCATTGGATCAGGCCTTGGATGAACTGGGTCGGTTAATTTGGCATTCAACCCTGGTATGGAGTCAAGGTCCCACTTACGATATGAACATTCTAGAGCATGCTTACAAAAGCTATCGCAAGCCCTTACCTTGGAAGTACTATCAGGTACGTGACAGTCGCACAGTGTTTTCCTTGTGGCCTGATCTATCTGTTCCACCCACCACTCACCATGCACTAGAAGACTGTCGCAGACAGATCGGCATGTTGCAACAGACACTAAAGCATCTTGATGTCACTGCGCTGAAGTAGATCCTGGACGTGTCCAGTTTCCACTGCCTGTCCACGGAAGTGCAAAAGTAAAATCTTTGCCAAATTCTATTGGCGGATGATCTTGTCCGTGAATGAAGATTTCATAGTCAAAGTCTGCTGTCCACGCACCGTTGCTGTCAATCTTAAACTGATGCCCAGTTTTGTAGTAACTGTTCATTCTTGGCAAGTTGAACGCACCCATCTCTTGTGTGTCGTGTACTGGATCAAATTTTAAATCCAGTTCGTATGGGCCTAGTGCTAGCCACAGCACACGAAGTAACGGCCAAATTTCATTGACCACAGTGGCATTCAATAGATGATTATCTATTTTAATAATATTAAAATCAAACTGTTCGTATGGTATGTCTGTAATGATATTTGCAGTATCGTAACTTAGTGTGTAGTGTTCGGGTTTTTCCAGCCCCGGACGCTCATTTAGTGTTTCATATGTTACACTGCGATTCTTAATAAGATGATTGAGTATGATATTGACTGACTTGTAACGTATCAGGCGTTGAAAAATAGTATTGGTATAATCGTCGGTACGCCATTGATGTGTTAACTGGCCTTCTGAAATCCCAAACTTTGATCGTTCATAGTTCAGTGGTGTATCCATGCCGATCTGACAAGTGCCAAAACTACGACCGAATATGTTGCAATTTCGTGTGCGCCACAGCAAGGTCATGGTATCTGCAACATCGTTGTAACCTTCGCCCGGAAAGCCCACAAACCAGTTGGTGTGCGAACGCATGCCTGCCTCGGTAAAGTCTTTAAGGTTCTGTTCTATATCATTGCGATTGACATTTTTTTTCATAACATCCAACACATGTTGACTGCCAGACTCAACACCAAAACTCAACATGTTGCATCCGCTGCTTTTGAGATCTTGAATGTATTCAAGATCCATGCGTCCGTCGCATCTAGCATAGCCCATCCAGCTTAGATGAATTTTTCTTTCAACTAGTCCGTGTGCAAATGCACGAAGTTCTTTCAAGTTACCGTTGACCAAGCTGTCAATAAACCACACACTGTCAATGCCCAGGGTTTTGTATTGATGTTCTAATTCGTCCAGTATGTTGGTTGCTTGTCTACCGCGATATCTCCAAAAAGTTGTTTCGCTGCAAAATTGACATTTTGCCACGCACCCACGACTCAGCTCAGCACTGACACCATTCTGTTGATACAGCGATAAATCTAAATCGCTGTAGTCCGGGTACGGCAAGCTGTCAAGGTCGATGCGTATACTTTTGTCATGTACTAGAAATTTCTCAGTGACGGGAATATTGTTTTCAATTTTTTCCATCAAATCTAAAAATATTGCTTCGCCTTCGCCTACCACAATGTGGTCTATTATGTCAGTGTTTTCAATCTTTTCTTGTATAGCAGTTGGCCCGCCTGCAATAATGATAGTGTTGGGCAGGCGTGCTCGAATCTGGTTGATCATCCAGGTAGTGGCTTTGTTGCTGGTGGTAAAAATGCTAAAGCCCATGACATCTGGTTTAAACTCTACAAGTTTTTCCAAGTACTCGTTCAAGATGGGTTTAATAAGCGGATGAACATCGGTGTAATAACTGTCAGTGGTCCATACCCAGTCTTTGTACCCGCTCCAGTAGGCTTGGTCAATGCGTGAATAGCACACAGCATTGATGTCGTAGGCCACAGTTTCAAATCCACTATCTCTACTGAGCGCAGTTATTCTGGCTAGATTATAAGGAGGTATGTACGGTGCCCACTCAGGTAAAATGGCCAATGCTACACGAGTTTTTCTTGTGACCTGCCGGTTAACAACAACCTGGGTAAGATTTTTCTGTGGCTTGGACCGACCTGCACTGTCCAGCTGTAGTGCTTTGAGCATTGCTAAATCTCGTGCTCCGCCGTCACTGTTTTCTACAATTTTAGTAAGATCCGGGGTCTGAGCAGCAGCGGACTGTATGGCAATAGTTTTCATCATGCTGTATTTACGCAGGCAGCAAATGGTGAAACACAATATTGATTTTTAATTCAAACAGTGTTAAAATACATCCATGAGTACAATTATTGGAATTTGCGGGTTTATCGGGTCTGGAAAAGACACTGCTGCTGACTATCTTGTCAACGTACACGGATTTCGCAGAGAAAGTTTTGCCAACTCACTGAAGGATGCAGTGGCTCATGTGTTTGGCTGGGATCGAACCATGCTGGAAGGCCGCACTGCTCATTCAAGAGAGTGGCGCGAGCAGGTGGACACTTGGTGGGCAGCCAGACTGGAAATTCCAGAATTAACACCGCGTTGGGTACTACAGCAATGGGGTACAGAAGTATGTCGGCGTGGATTTCATGATGATATTTGGATTGCCAGCTTGGAAAACAAACTGCGTAACAGCCAGGACAACGTGGTAATCAGCGACTGTAGATTTCCCAATGAAATTCGCTCAATCAAAGCGGCCGGCGGCCGCGTGGTGCGTATTGTACGTGGTCCAGAGCCCGAATGGTTTGAGGCAGCAGCCAATGTAAATCGCGGTCCAAACGGAAACATGTACTGGGCAACCGGTAAACAACAGCTGGAAAAGTTAAAAATTCACCCTAGTGAGACTGCCTGGGTTGGCACTGAGTTTGATGCAGTGCTGGACAATAACTACAGCTTTGACGACCTGTATGCACAGGTCATTGGTCTGGTAACAGATCACCCGGCTGCCACGGCAAGTCTGACTTCTTCAGTTCAACTGTGCAATTTAAACACACAGTTTTCAAATTAGGCAGCGCAGTGTTATGTAAATTGCCATCAACGTGATACACCAGCGTTTGTGCTGAATACTTTGATTTAAAGCCGCATCGATCACATGCGGTTTTTTTCTTATAGCCAGCTGATTGCCAACGTGCTACTGGAGGCTTTACACGACGTTGTTTCTTAATACAGTGTTCGCATCGTGTTCTATAGTGTGGCACACCATCACGGTAGTAGTTGACAGCACACAACCGTTGGTTGCAGGATTGACATATGGGTCTTTGCATGATATATTTATCATGAAAACCTTTGGCAAAGGTATAGGTAGTCCTAGTTTTTTTGTCACAACTGCTAAATATTAGCAACTTAGAAAAAGGATTTCACCATGGCATTAGTATCCCCCGGCGTAGAAGTAACGGTCATTGACGAGAGTCAATACATCCCTGCTGCTACCAATTCAGTACCATACATTTTAATAGCAACAGCACAGAATAAAACCAGTGCTGCCGGAGTCGGTGTTGCACCAGGCACATTGGAGGCCAATGCTAACCGCGTTTATTTAATGACCAGTCAGCGAGATTTGGCTGCTACATTTGGCAATCCATTCTTCTACAAGACCACAGCTGGCACGCCAATCAATGGTTATGAACTCAACGAATACGGTCTCCTTGCAGCTTATTCAGCATTGGGTGTCAGCAACCGAGTTTTTGTTCAGCGTGTTGACATTGACCTGACTGAACTCACTGCGTCATTGACTCGGCCACTGGGTGCTCCGGCAAACAACACTTACTGGTTGGATACTACCAACACTGAATGGGGTATCTTTGAATGGAACATCACAACAGGCATATTTACTGTGCAAACACCAATTGTGATTACCAATACAACACAGTTAGAAACCGGCACAACAGTTCCGTTGCAAACAGTGGGCAGCATCGGCAATTATGCCGTCACTGCAACTAGTACTTTTAACCCAGGCTACTACAAACGTGGTGGTCCAACCAGCGCACAAACCAGTGCCACTGAAATATCAGACTTGTACAACACATGGGTTCTAATTGGATCCGATGACTGGAAAACAGCATGGCCAACTGTGTCAGGTACGTTGGCGCCTGTTACATTGACACAGGGCAACACATTCACAGTGAACGACACTGTGATCACTGTGCCTGCTAGTCCCAACAACACTGTAGATGGCATTGCAGATGCCATTAACCTTGCTGGTATCACAGGCGTTTTTGCAGCCACAGTTGGCGGCAAGCTGTACATGTATGCTGATTCCACAGCTACAAATGACGGTAGCACTGCCAATGGCGGTATTATTTCTATTGCACTTGGAACCGGAACACCATTGACTACATTGGGCATTACCGCCGGCAACTACTATGCTCCAAGCTATCAAGTGAGTCCTAGTTATCAAGTTCCACGTTGGGGAACAGGACAAACCCAGCCACACCCAACAGGCAGTGTATGGCAAAAGATTTCAAATGTAAATCAAGGTGCTGAAATAGTAATCAAAAAATACAGCTCTATTCTAGGCACATTTGTTGCTCAGGCTTGCCCAATCTACCTCAGCGAATCAACCGCAATATATACAGCAGACCCTGTTGGTGGCGGCAAAAATATTCCAGCTGGTTCCACGTATGCCAGAGCAAATATTCTACGCAATAAAACTTCTTCTTTGGAAATTCTTGAAAGATTTGCAACTGGAGCAACAGAAATCACCGGCAGTAATGCTGCACCCGGTCCTTTTGTGTCTGGTAATACTTTTACTGTTGCAGCGACACAGCCAGGAACAGAAAATATCACTACTGCCACTGCTCAGTTACTTGGAACCACAGTGGAAGACTTTATTGCCGCAGTTAGTGCTGCCAATGTTCCATATGTCAGTGCCGCGGTCAACAGTGCAGGTGCAGTGGTATTCACACACTCTGCAGGCGGAGAGATCACATTGACCAATATAACTGGTACTCCTGTGACCACAGCCGGCTTCAATACCACAGTACGTGGCGTGCGTAACAACTACATCAACGGTGCGGTCAGTGGTTTAATTCTCAGTAACTGGGTTATTACTCCAACATTCACCTACACTGCCAGTGACAATGCACCAGATCAAGATCCGGCCGACGGTCGTTTGTGGTATTACAGTGCAGTGGATCAAGCAGATATCTTGATTCAAGACAACGGCGAGTGGCAAGGTTATCAAAACGTAACCAATGACGTTCGTGGTTACGATTTAAGTGCAACAAATGCCACTGGTCCTATCATCAGTGCAACCGCACCTACCACACAAACCGACGAGTCAGAGTCACCACTGGTGTATGGTGATCTATGGATCAACACAAGTGATTTAGAAAATTATCCAGACATGTACCGTTGGCAGCCTGTCAACGGAGTTGATCAGTGGGTAGCTGTTGACAACACAGACCAAACCACAGAAAACGGTGTGTTGTTTGCTGATGCACGTTGGGCAACCAACGGCGACACTGATCCAATCACGGGCGCTTACCCAACCATTACCAGCTTGTTAACAAGTGATTACTTGGACCTGGATGCACCAAGCCCAGCACTGTATCCACAGGGCATGTTGCTGTTCAACACACGTCGCTCAGGCTACAATGTCAAGAGCTTCCAGGTAGATTACTTCAACGCCGATACATTCCCAGATGATGTACTGCCTACAGTGACCAATGCTTGGGTAACAGCCAGTGGTTTAAAGGCCAATGGTTCACCATACATGGGTCGTCAGGCACAACGTGCCATGATTGTTGCTGCACTGAAGTCTGGCATTGACACCAACACTGATGTGCGTGAAGAACAGCGTCAGTTCAACTTGTTGGCAACACCAGCATACCCAGAACTGATGCCAAACATGATTGCACTCAACAATGAGCGCAACAACACCGGCTTTGTTATCGGTGACACGCCACTGCGTTTAGACCCACAAGATATCTTGACCTGGGCTTCTAACAACAACGGTCTAGGACTAGACACAGGTGATGGTCTAACAGTTGGCAATCAGTACATGGGCGTGTTCTACCCAAGTTGCCAAACAACTGACTTGAGTGGCAGCCCGGTGGTAACTGCACCAAGCCACATGATGATACGTACAATTATCCGCAGTGACGAAGTATCATTCCCCTGGTTCGCTCCAGCAGGAACACGTCGCGGTGTTGTTGACAACGCTGTGCAACTGGGTTACATCAACGTCACTACCGGTGAATTTGAATCGTTGGGTGTGCGTCAAGGCCTACGTGATGTGCTGTATGAAAATGCAATCAACCCAATTACATTTATTCCCGGCATTGGTATTACCAATTTTGGTAACAAAACAACCACAAGCAACACCACAGCCTTAGACCGTATCAACGTGGCACGTTTGGTAGCATTCATCCGTGGACGCTTGGACACCATTGGCAAGCAGTTCTTGTTTGAACCAAACGATCAGATCACTCGTAATCAAATCAAGAATGCAATCGACGGCTTGATGATTGATCTAGTTGCCAAACGTGGCATCTATGACTATCTAGTGGTGTGCGATGCGTCAAACAACACTCCTGCTCGTATAGATCGTAACGAATTGTATGTGGACATTGCTATTGAGCCAGTGAAAGCTGTTGAATTTATCTACATTCCAGTTCGTATCAAGAACACCGGAGAAATCGCAGCCGGAGGTTAAAAATAGGGGCCTGGTGCCCCTATTTTCGCTCAGGTATAGATAACATAAATAACAGTAACAGAGGATAAAAATTATGGCTTCAGCATCGTTAAACAAAATGACAGTACCCTTGGCAAGTGACCAAAGCCAAAGCAGTACCGGCATACTAATGCCAAAATTAAAATATCGCTTTCGAGTGATATTTGAAAATTTTGGCGTACAAGGTGGTCCAGTAACTGAAATGACTAAACAGGTCATTGATTTTACACGCCCAACAGTGACATTCGAACAGATTGATTTGCCGATTTACAACTCTACTCTTAAAATGGCTGGCAAGCACTCATGGGGCGATGTTTCGTGCAACCTACGTGATGATGCAGGTGCCAACGTTCAACAGTTGGTGGGATCACAGCTACAGAAACAGTTGGATTTCTTTGAAATGGCATCGGCCGCTGCTGGTGCAGATTATAAATTTGTAACCAAATTTGAAGTACTAGACGGCGGCAACGGCGCAGTGGCTCCTGTGGTTCTTGAGTCATGGGAACTGTATGGTTGCTACTTGAAAGAAGTAAACTATGGCGATGCCAATTATGGAACCAGCGAAGCAATGACAATTGCATTGAGCATTGCCTTTGATAATGCTAACCAAGTTGTTGGCGGCGGTGTTGGCGAAACAGGCACCATCCTTGGTACCACACTAGGCACAGTAACCGGCTTAGGTGGCACACAAGGCGCCTAAGTAGTCAAATGAGTTTTGGTCAAGACTTTTTAAAAGGTTTTCTTGGTGACAACGGGTTAAGAGATTACACCCACGCCTCGAAAACCTTTCGCACGAATGGATACGAACTTGCTCCTAGATTAAAGTTTCTTTTTCACACTTTCTTTAATCTAAATATTGAAGCAATTCCTTCTCTAAAAAACAACGACCAAACCAGTATTGGATTAGCAGTCAAAACAATTGATCTCCCCAGCTATCAGATATCAGTTGACACTATGAATCAGTACAATCGCAAGAGATTGGTGCAAAGTAAAATTGAATATCAGCCTGTTACCATAACATTCAACGACGACGGTGGCGATCTTATTCGTAACATGTGGTACAACTATTTCAGTTACTACTACAAAGATCCAGTGCAACAGTACGAGGGTGTTCCCAATACCAATGGCACCAGTGGAAATTTACAAACTACTCCTACTGGATTTGCCTACAACACAAAAGACATCTACAGCAACGATAGATTTGTAAACGACTGGGGTTATGTGGGCGAAAGCTACATGGACGGAACTTTCGATGCACAAGGCAAAGCACCTTTCTTCAAAGACATTAAAATTTACGGACTCAACCAGCACAAGTTTGCGGCCTATGTGCTGGTAAACCCGATGATCACTGACTGGCGACACGACACCTATGACTACAGCCAAGGCAACGGTGTTATGACACACACCATGACTATAAAATATGAAACTGTAAAATACTATTCGGGTGCCATTGGCGCAGTGCGACCTGACACCAATGTGGTTGGCTTTGCTGATCCTGCCCATTACGATCAGATTCGTAGTTCAATCTCTCGCCCTGGCAGTCAATCCACTGTGCTGGGCCAAGGCGGCTTGATCGATTCAGGTGTGGGCATCTACGAAGACTTGACTGCATTGGCGTCAGGCAACGGCAACTTGTTTAATGTGATTGGTGCTGCACAAAAAGCACTCAATGTAAACCAAACCCTGAAGAAAACTCCGCTGAAAGACATTGTTCGTAACGATGCAAAAGCTGTCAAACAAGATGTACTGCGTAACAGCTTGCCCGGCGCAATGCGCAATGCTGCCAACTCTGCCAACAGTATGTTATTTCCTAAACAACCGCCGCCGAAAAAATGAGCTCAATCAACGAAACTAATTACAAAATAGATCTCACTGTGAGAGTGTTCGACGACTTTTTTGGATTCGAGCTATTGGTAGATGCAGCCGAGTGGGATGTGGTATCGAGTTATTTTAAATCAATCTACACAACCAAAATAGCCGCTGAGAATTTTGCAACAGCATTGTTCCGTGTGGCTAACGAACAAAATGAGTCTGTGTTGACATTGTTGCAGCAGATTCAAACAGCATCTGGTCCTGCTGAACTGGACTTGACACTGGCATACTATCTCAACAACTTGCGTAGCAACAGCACCTTGTTGGGCACTTCTCAACCAGTGCAGCCAAATTACTATGCTGCCAGAAATGTCAGAGCATGAGCAGATTTGCGCAAGGTCCTTACACAGTTAAGAACCCTACCAAGTATGTAGGCAAAGGTACCCCGCGTTATAGATCCGGTTGGGAACTCAGTTTTATGCGGTTCTTGGACAACAACGACAATGTAATGCAGTGGGCCAGTGAAAGTATACAGATTCCTTATCGAAATCCAGTCACTGGAAAACAAAGCGTCTACGTGCCAGATTTCCTCATCACTTACAGAACACGACAGCAAACACTGGTTGGCGAAGTAATCGAAATCAAACCCAAAAAACAAAGCATCATCGAAAGCAAGATGAACAACAGAGACCGCATGGTGGTGGCCATTAACTATGCCAAATGGGACGCAGCCTCCAAATGGTGCAGTCGCAACGGCCTAAAGTTTAGAGTAATCACCGAAGAAGACATGTTCCGCAACGGCGGAAAATAACCTGTGCTATACCGTTAATGCGGTAAATATGGTATGACCAAACGCCTAGAAGAACTCTTTGACCTGCCTGCCAGCACTGCTGACACGGAACAAACAGTGACAGACATTGCTGCCACACAGTATTCTATAACTGAAATTGACAGCGCCATTGACAAGATCGATGCTGCATTGCCCGGCATACGTGATCTTGAAACATCAGACAGTGAAATGGACAGTCTGGCCTTAAAGGCCACGGAAACATTTGACGATCTAATGGACCTGGGCATGCAGGTTGACAGTCGCTATGCCAGTGAAATTTTTGCAGTGGCCGGCGCCATGCTGGGGCATGCACTCACTGCCAAAACTGCCAAGATGAACAAGAAACTAAAAATGATTCAGCTACAGCTACAAAAAGCCAAGCTGGATCTCGATCGTGAAAAACACACCAAAGACCCCGATGAAGGTAACTCCGCTGTGGAAACTGCTGAAGGTCAGGTGTTGAGTCGCAATGATCTATTAGAGAGACTGATTGGCTCAAGAGATCAAAAGAACAAACAAGCATAAATATCATATAGGAAAATCATATGAAACATTTCAAAGAATACCTGGCAGAAAACGAAAGAGTATACAATTACCGCATTAAAATTGCAGGTGATACTCCTCGAGACGTGATCAAAGCACTGGAAGAAAAACTAAAACAGTTTGATGTAGTCAGCATCACTGCTCCAAAGACAACGCCGGTCATGGCCCGATTGGCAGACTTTCCGGCCATTGAAAACGAAAGTTGTACACACATGGATGTTGAATTCCGTTACCCAGCAATTGAACCGCAGATTCAACAGATTGCACAGTTACTGGGAATAGATCCAAACCGTGTGTGCATGTTGACTGTGCCGTACGAAAACAGCTATGACAAAGAAGCCGCAGATGTTGAAAAACAAAACAAAGACCTGTTGACATCGCCATATCCAGCACCGGATGCAGAACAAAAGGCTCTGTACAAAGACTACTCGGCTGCACCAGAAGATCATGCAGTGTTGAAAAATACCTACCGCAGTGAATTCACAGTGGCCGGTGGCAAGACACCACCTGCTGTGACCACAAACAGCATACCCATGAACAACAAGAGCCCAATGACGAACATCAAGCGTCCACCCAAGCCAGCTACTGGTTATAACCCTAAAGGATAATAAAATGAGTTTTTTCCA